CTTTATAAGGCACCACGGGGACCTCGTTAGAGGATTTCGTGGGCTTCAGCACCGGGTGCTGTAGTTTTGTTTACTATTCTTATTCAGATCGTATTATGGTTGTTTCTCTTACATGATGGCTAACGGGGCTAGGGCCCCGATTTCTTCTATCATGGGAGAAGATGCAAACAAAGATCTCAAAGCTTGTCCTGATCTAACAGTGTTGTATATTCCTCCAGCAATACGAGGTATCGCATCTCCAATTGAACTAAATACGTTACCTACATCCTCAGCAATGTGTGAAGTTTCACTGGCTACGTGATGAATGTTTTCCATAATTCCTGGTTTTGCTTGTTGAGACGATCTCGCAGTACTAGCCAAAGGACTGTTAGCTGGATACCTTGCCCCATCTTGTGATCTTATGGTAATATCGTAGACATTTTGGTTAGCTACATAAGGCATCTTCATTATGAATGTTGTCAGGGCATCACCAGTGGATCCGCTGACTAATGCATTCTGAGTGGATGCTCCTTCATTTTGCTCATACCAATTGTTATAGCCTACGGAAGACACTGGTGCAAATATCCATTTCTTACCTTTGTGCAATTCATGAGCTGTAAAAGTATTAGTCTTGTTGTTCGATTCAATCATAGAATCTATGGAATTGCAAAAGGCATCTGTTAATGTGTTCGAGGTAGCAAAGGCCGATGACCAATCCACACTCTGCGGCATACACAGAACCCTAACTGTCCCTTGGGTACTAGTAAAAATGGTGGAATTTCTAACTGCTACCGACATTCTCAGCGGCTTAGATGTGACTGGGATGCTCGAAATGAAGCTACCTAATCTAAAAGTCGTTATCGGAATACTTGGTCCTCCTGATAACCATGCCCAAGAAATAGCCCTCAATGATGAAGGTGACCATTGCACAGCCAAATAAACATCATAGGATGTACCTGCGGTTCCTATTGATGTCCTGAGGACGTTATTTAACGTGGTAAAGTTTCCCAAAGATGTCGTGCTAGCAGGAGGTTCATTTTTACCTTCAGGATCCAAATATCTTTTAGATGGATTGCTCGATGTGTTCACCATGTTGTTATAACTGTTTGATGGGTGTACATTTCTAACAATTCGCTTAAATTTTCTCTTTTGTTTGCCTTTCTTGTTTGTTTTCTTCATTTTCATCGGGTTGTTGGTTTTTGTCATTATGGGAGCCCCGCCTCCCACCACAGGAGTTCAGTCAGGCATGAAACATGGGCGCCCTGCCATGTCATCATTAATTATGCTAGAAGCTAATGAAGATATGGATTCTGCCCACTGTTTCTTTTCAAATTGTTTCTTTTCGCCTTTTCTCTTGTTTCTATTTTTCCTAATAGTAGCTTGAGTGAGTTTTCCTCGTGAACTCTGCGCTCCCGTGACGATCTGTGTTGATTCGAGCATTGCATCTGCTGATAAGATATGATCATCTTTCGCCATAATTGGCTCTTCCACTTTTTCAGTGATGTCAGCGACGAAACTTTCGCCTTTATGCAAATAAACAGCTAAATAATCTGGTAACAGATTAATAGCCTCAAATGGATCTACATTGCTCCAATCAATCATATTTAGTTTCACTATGTCATTTATTATTTCATTTAAGTCGTAATGTGATAGAGGTTTAATCGGCGTGAGTCCATTCTTCAAGGACATCAATAAGATTTGTGCTTGTTTCTCTACGCTTAATCCTCTTTCTGTATTGTAATAGTCGTTGTAACGTTTTAAAATTTCTGATTTACTCAAATCACCATGTTTCATAATATGTTCTTTATCCATGATAAATTTGGTATCTGTTTGGTTATCAGCCACATGTTTAAATAATCGTGCTACCCAATCTTGTCTTCCTGCAAATTCTGATGCTCGCACTAAACTTGCTGAATATATGGAAGACGACAATTGTTCTTTCTTAGCTGTACCAACTTTGCCTAGAGCTCGGATAATGTCTGGTGAATAAATAGATTTTTCTGTGTTCCCTTCTGTTATTAAGAAGTTCATACCACAAAAATTAACTGCACCTGTTCCTTTTTCAACGTGCAATTTTCCATCCAATCCCAGATCATGATAACGTTCTATTAAGATTTCGTTTTCAACCATCACCGGTGCTTCGAGCCTTGCAATGACATCGTCACCTTCAACGACACAACAATACAACGCGTGATTACCATTCACTTCAATACATTTGCCATTGTAATCCACTATTTCTCTTCTAGTGTCTTTACTGTTCCAAAAGGCTCTGTATTTCTCACCATCCATTCGCTTATTCACTTGTTTTAAAGCGTCCAATGGATTATCAGCAATAACACATAAAGTAGATAAATATTCAATTAAAAAGTTCCCAGAAGAAGTAATTCGATCACCTGAATGTCTAACTCGTTTATTCATCATGGTAACTATTGATTCATTCTTCTTAACATCAAATCTGAACCTGGTAACTTGGCCTCGCATCTTCTGTGCTCGCCAATTGCTTTCAGCTGTTTCCAACCAGTGTCCAGTATAATTGGCCAAGGCCATCATCAATTTGTATTCAAAACCCAGTAATCCTTCACCAGTAACTGGGTCAAAATTTTCACTCATATCAAAAGATGTTTGGTCTACTTCTATGACAGCTTGTTCATACTCTTTCGTAAGATTTGATTTGCAACATGGGCATTTACTTTTCATTCGTTTTTGGCTATACCTCTTACTGATTTGATCCGCAAATTGATCTCTAGTCAATTTCTTGATATTGCTGTCTCTTAATTGATAAAATATTATGTGTTCATATACTATGGCAGTGAATAATTGTGCTACCACACGTTTTGGTCCCTCATTCATTATTATACGAGGTGGTTTGATTTTATTGAGTAACTCCATTTTTAGGAAGGCTGGCACAGTTGGATCATCTAATGGTTTATCCCAATTAGCCAACATTATGTCTCGCCATTCATCCCCACTCATACTTTTCGGTTTATAATTATCATAAAAATCACTACCACAATGGTTCATCATTATATCATTCATGGCTAGAACTACGTTCTCATGACTAAACCAGTGTTCGGCGATGTAATCGTAGCATTCACTAAATTTTATAGCAGTTTGTGAATTGGTTTTGAATTGATAATTAGTTTTTGTACGTGAGTTTATTGCTGCTATCATATTATGTTGATTCTTTGTGTCGAAGTGGTGTCCGTCACCAAATAATGGTCCTACAACTTTAAAGCTAGAGTCTTCCAATACCAGTCTGCCCGTCTTGGCATCATATTGTCCTTCCTTAGCTATCGGTTGAGCGTTATTATTGATTTTAGTGACGTTAGCATTCATTTCAACTTCATCTACATCTATGACTTCTTTCTTCGGTTCTTCACACCTAATTATTTCTCTATTACTGATGTTCTCTTCTAATTCGTTCTCTTCATATATCAATTGTGAACACTTTCTTGGTGCGGTCATGACTACATCATAGCATATCCCCAAAGTGTACAATGGTGTCAATAAAAACCTAGCTATCTTTAAAACATTGCGCATACTTTTACTCTGCACGCTGTAATATTTAGTGAAGTCTTCATTGCATCCAAAATGACCATATATAACGAAATTATAAGCTTCTTGTTCCATTCTGTTGAAAATCTCTTGAGAGAAATCAGTTAGAGCTATTGTGTATTTGTCAACATTTTTGTTCCTCATTCTAACAGCGCTAGCCATTTTAATGTGGAATTTGACATCATCTTTTGCAGCATTCACCATATCCACCATACTCGTCAACTTAAAGTCATTGATAAAGTCTTGGGGTAGATATAATTTCATGGGTTTACTCTCTTCGTGAGGGCCTTCTGAACACCTATCACAGGTTTCAGGTATCATACACATTACGTACCACTTTTTCCTCTTAGCACTAGACATAGCGTTAAGATAGTCAAAACTACAGCGTTTACAAAAGCTGATTTTAGCTTGCCTTGGATTTAAC